GTGCTATGAAAAAGAAAAGTTTTGCTATGGGTGGTGGTGCTATGAAAAAGAAAAGCTTCGCTAATGGTGGCAAAGTAGTAAAAGGTCCATATAGTTAATGACAACTTCATCCTCTACAAATTTTGAGCTTGATGTAGCTGAGTACATAGAAGAAGCTTTTGAGCGTTGTGGCTTAGAAGTTCGCACTGGTTATGATCTACAAACAGCACGAAGATCTATGAATATATTACTTGCTGATTGGGCTAATAGAGGATTGAATCAATGGACAATAGAACAACGCACACAAACTTTAACTTCAGGTACTGCTGAGTATGATTTGGCTACCGATCTTATAGATGTACTAAATGCTGTTGTAAGGCGTGGAAGTACGGATTTTACTATAAGTAGAATAGGTCGTGACCAATATTTAAACATACCAACTAAATCACAAACTGGCAGACCAAGCCAGTATTTTTTGGATAGACAAATAACACCAAAATTAAAGTTATGGTCTACACCAGAAAACAGTACAGATGTTTTTGTATACGATGCCTTAACAAGAATACAAGATGCAGATACAGCAAAGGATACTCTAGAAATACCTTTTAGGTTTTACCCTTGTCTGACTGCTGGATTGGCATATTATTTAGCCATGAAAAAAGCACCAGATAGAGTACAGTTATTAAAAGCTATGTATGAAGAAGAGTTTGAAAGGGCTTCTGCGGAGGATCGCGACCGTTCTAATTTATCATTAACCCCAAGTAGTACATATTATGGTTTTGTATGAGCAGATACGCATTAGGAAAAAAA